CGTCAAGGTGGTACAGGGGATGCAAGTACATCCACACTTGATGTAGCCATTGGCACAAAGAACCTGTTCGGTGGAACAAATAGCTACCCATGGAGTCCAACGGTGACCACAGGTATTCGTGGTATAAGTATGACACCTTACAACACCGATGGTACAAGAATCTATTCGTATGACATATTTGTGGAAGTCATATCCGCGTGCGAAGGTAAACTTGAAAAGATTACTCGCGATCTCTCAGCTGAATCCGACCTCGATGATGGTACGGGTGGTCAAACCGAGATTGCAATTTTTGACTATTAATTTTACCAGGTTGGGGAAGACCCAATGGTAGAATTAGTGAATAATTTACGCCCTGATGGAATCAGAGACGGCTAAGAATAGAACGCCGACAATGAAAGCCATGACGACGTAATTACATTCAGTTTCCTCGAGGCCAACCATAGGCTTATCTTCTTCGGCCTTTGGTGTAACAACAGGTTGCTGTTGTCTGGCTGGAGGTTCAAGTTCCTCCAAAGGACAGTAGCCTATCATTTATACTGTACCTAGAGATTAATTTCAGTCTTCTTCTTCTTGCGACCTCTCTTAGACTTGGTACCTTCAACATTCACTTCCTTCACTTCACCCCCAGTAGATTCTCCTGAAATAGAGACAATGTCAGACACGTCATCGTCGTCTTGTTCCGACACTGGTACCTGTACCGTCGTGTTCATTGGTGGTGGAGGAGGCATCATGACACCACCCATCAGGCTTGAGATGTCAATACCTGGACCCTGCATCTCATACTGACCAGTACCACCCACTGGAGCTGCATCAGCTGGACCAGATGGCGCACGAGTAGTATTTTGAACAGCGGACATCATATTCTTGACGAGATCTGGGTTTTGCTTCAAGACATCATTCATATTGGGGAGGGCGCTCTTAAACATGGAGTTTGTAAGGTGGAACATCATCGCTGAACCACCCAACATCATGATGAGTTTGACTTCTGGAGCAACATTGACCTTGGAACGGTACTTTACATACAGTTCTTCAAAGACGCCGTCATAGTCATCCACATTCTCCATGACAGATTCAGACCAACCCTCAAGTTGGATTTCAAATGGATTGTACCTTTTATTGAGGAACTCCAGGCCTGTGACACAGGCGACTAACATACGCCGAGAGAAGCGAATAGACTGTTCAACATCAATACTATAGGTAATTCTCTTGACTTCCGTTCGGAGATCTTCAACATTGGAATAGGCGTTGAGTCTCTTGTTTATAGCAAACCCCTTCTTCTCAAGGCGACCCAATTTATTGAGGAGATCACTCTTCTCTTCATCAATGGAACTGTAGCCCTTTGAGGGTTGCTCCTCTTGTGGACCAGGGCCATCATCAGCATCATCAAAAAACATTTGTTCATCTTCGCCATAGTCAATCTCTTCATCTTCTTGAGGAGGTGACGGGGCTGATTGTTTATTTGGATTCACAAAGGCATCCATGGCTTCTTGTTGTTGGGGAGGCGGTGGGCGACGCACTTGCTGTGGTTGGGGTCGTCGCACAGGCTGAGGACGCGAGGTCGAAATCTCAATTTCATCCATCAGGGCCTGTTCGTCGGCGTCCAGTTTCATCACATGGGTGCTTCCGCGATCTAAGACAATTTCTTCGTCCATCTACTCTCTAATAGGAAACTATTCAATAACCTTTAACGCACTTTAGAAAAAATTATATATGTACATTATAAATGTTGAACCTCAACCGTGCCAACCGAAATGCCATCATCTCCATTGTTGCCTTGATCGTTTTGATCTTTGTGCTCGGTATGTTTAAAAGTACCAGCAAGTACCAACCCAGACCAATCACCATTAAGGCGATCAATGAAAAGTCCATCTTTGACCTTGAGCACCGTCTTGAATGCGCCCCTGGCCACACCAGCGAGGGAAGCACATACACCAAGAGCCTCACTCCAGGTGGTCTCTGTTCGTCTGAAAAGCTTGTCGCGGAACAAGCGGGTGGCTATGAAATTGAGGACGGAATTGGTGGATCTTTAATCTAAGCTAATACTAAATGGCTTTGGTTACCTCGCCCCAAACTATTCCAGATCTTGACTATGAGTATCACACCATAACCGTCGACACCATCGGTCAAGACAGTGCGAATACTTTTACATGCCACCTTCAGCAACCCATCAAAAATGTGGTTCAGGCGAGACTCCTCGCGGCCCATATTCACTCAAATGTCGTGACTGAACATTGTTATGTCTCCGTGGAAGAACTGGACTCGATCTTCAATGACCGAGCTTCAAATGTTTTGACTGGTCAGGGACACTTGAGTATGCTTCGAGGTTCTTTCGCGAGTCTCATCACTGAAAGTGCTACACATGATGCGGGCAATTCACTCATTACTTTCAAAGATAACTACCCAATTGTAACACAGTATATCGATCCAATTAGACGTATTGACCGTCTCAGTGTGACCATCCGAGATCAGAATGGAAATACCATTAAAAACTCAACAGACGATGGTGCAAACTTTTTAGTTTTTAGATTTGTGTGTAGAAAACCAAACTTGTAATTTTCTCTCCTTAAAGTAAATGTCTTCGGGTATTGTTCAGCTTGTAGCAATTGGTGCTCAGGATGAGTTGATTATGGGCAACCCAGAGATATCATTTTTTAACTCAACATTCAAGAGACATTCAAATTTTTCACAGTCTATTGAAAAACATACTATTTATGGAAGTGTGAAAAATAACTCTTTGTCCACGATACGCATTGAAAGAAGTGGGGATCTTTTGGGATACACCTATCTGGCACCAGATGATGGTACAAAGTCTATTGATATTCAAGATTGGACCAACTATATCGAGAGTATTCAGTTAGTTGTAGGTGGTCAGGTCATTGATGAACAGGATTCGGTATTTACGGAGACAGTGGCCATTGATACACTCGCCCAAAATGTTTCAAAAAGTTCAAATGGGCCACACCCAGGTATCAGCTCGCGGTCATTTTTTTATCCACTTCGTTTCTTTTATTGTGAAGGACCACAGAATGCCTTACCGCTCGTGGCCCTCCAGTATCATGATATCGAATTGAGAATACGGTGGGGACCAAACGCAGAAAACTATAATTGGGAAGCCTATTCTAATTATTATTACCTGGACAATGAAGAACGTGGAAACATTGCGTCGCGTACCCGCGATATGCTCATCTTTCAAGTTCAAAAAAACATAGCATCAAATGAAAACGTTCAGGAATTAAACTTCAATCATCCAGTGAAATACATCGCGAGTTCAAATATATCCTCACAAAGTGCTTTGACATCTGTATCAAATCGTATCAAGTTAAGTGTGAACGGTGTGGACATATGTAATTATAAATACGCAAAAACACACTTTGTAAATGTTTCACACTATTATCACACAAACTTTGTGACTTCACCAGATATTTTCTTTTATCCATTTTGTATAACATCAAGTGTGCACCAGCCAACTGGTACACTAAATTTTAGTAGAATTGATTCGGCTACGATACATAGTGAAACACTACCTATTGTAAATCCAATTTACGCCGTAAATTATAACATTCTCAGGGTACAAAATGGTATGGCGGGGTTACTCTATGCGAATTAAAAATACAGTAATATATAAATGGTAAAGAATATCAATGCTTTCCATCTGACGGAGAAAATACGATTCGGTCGACACACTTCGGAAACACAACCAGAAAATACAATCGTGTTAAACGCCAGTTCATCAGAATTGCGGAACTTGCGAGAGAATGGGTTTTATGTATCACCTATTCGTGACATGGGTACATCTTCAAATGTTCTTATGTATGATGTCACACGAAATGAGATTGTTGTTGGAGCTGAGTTTTCATTACAAGGAATCACAGAATTAGGCTCTACGTCAAATGTAAAAACAAGTTTTAAACACTTAGAAGTTGAACAGTTGGATGTCATAAATGTGACAACAATTAATTCATATTATATTGAAAATCCAGAATTTGTAATTGGCAGATCAGATTGTGACATTGATCGCGCGACTCTCAAGATGGTACGGGGTGATGCGACTGCCTCCATAGATTATGACGGCAAACTAACAATAACATCGGATACAATCATTGATGGATCTTTAAAAGCCAATGTATATCACGGTGATGGAGGTCTTCTTTCAAATCTGTCCTATGATCAATTTGGCTACACTATGCCCAAACTATGTGTTACAAATGATGTTATCGCCAATAAATATTATGGTGACGGAAGCGCACTCACGGGACTCACTTTAGAACAAGTAGGAAATGTCACATCCGACCATTTAACGATGAAGTCTGCGAGAATCAATGAAGAAGCTTTTATTGGCCACGATTTATTTGTAAATGGCTCAATTCAGTCCGAAAAGGTTGTGTATGGAAAAGTATTTGTGGGTGATGGTCGCCGTTTGTCAGGTGTGGCACTCACGAGGGACTTGGTCTCAAATACTGCGAGAATAGAAGCACTGGAATTATTAAAACCAGAAATTGCTCAGATTGATGGAATTGTTCGTGAAATTCCAAAAATACACATTTTGGAGGATAACGTCAGACAACTTCAAGATAGGGTGGAGAATGATGTTAAGCACCTTGAAACATTCGAGGCTGGTCTTGAACGCATTCCAAAAATTGTTGATAAAAATTCCGTAGATGTACAGACACTCCAAGAAAAAACTAAAGTTCTGGAAACCTTTGTTCCCATTGTAGAGAAATCTAAAGTGGGTTTGGATGTCATCACACCAATTGTAGAAGCCACCGAGAAGAGAGTAACCACTGTGGAAAAGATTACTCCACGGGTACAAGTATTGGAATCTAAAGTCGCAAAGACCGAAGCTTTGATACCAACCGTACGCATACACGAAACATATGGACCTCGTATAGAGAGACTTGAACCTATCGTGGATGATCTCGTAACATATATTCCACGCATAGTGAGAGTTGAGCCTTTCATACAAGTTGTTCAGGCGTATACACCAAAGGTTGATGTATTGGAAAGACAAGTTCAAAGATTTATTCCACTCGAAGCTATGGTATCAAATGTGTATTCAACTGAAAAGGGTCTCTATGAAATTCAGAAACAAGTTCCAAAGATTGACGAGAGACTTAAGATTCTTGAAGTAGTGCCACCACCAAGTACACTTCAAAGTATTACATCTGAGCAGAGTAATACGACAGTGTCTGTTCAATTTGAACACCCGGAGCTTTCACTCATGACAATGGGTAATGTGGGCATAGGTACGACAGAGGCATCCTCAAGAATTTCAATATTTGAAGAACCAAATATATTGACGGATATGGGTGAAGTTCGTGCCATTCACATCAACAATCTTGTACAGATTAATGCGTACACAAAAGCAAATAATGGTACATCATCTGGAAGACCTGGTGGTCTCGTAATAAAAACAAAACGTCCAAATGGTGAAATTCAAGAAAGTATGACTATTGATGGAAATGGGTGTGTCACAATTGGTTCAAATAGTGCGTATCCATCCGCAGCACTGGCTGTAGATTCTACAACACGTGGTATGTTACTCCCACGGTTGACAACGGAACAAATACTTAAAATTAAAAAACCTGAACCAGGACTTATGGTTTATAATACAGAAGATGACGAATTCTGGGCATATAAGCGAGGTGGATGGAGTGAAATAAAATCATCTCTTATATAAATGGTAAAAAACTTAAATACCATTGAAAGGTCCGAGCGGATACGAATCGGTAAGAATGTTCCAGACGAGCAAGCTATCAATACGGTGATAATAAATGCGTCTAATGTATCCCTCAACGCACCGTTAAGTGGTTTGTATGTAGCTCCGATCAGGTATGACACAAGTGTTTTATCAAATACACTCGTGTATAACACAGTCACAAAAGAAATTGTAGATGCTGGTATTAGTGCTGATAATCAAACACTCCAAGATGTGAGTGATTATGGAAATACAACAACGAATACACTTGAGTTTAATAATCCAACAACTGGGTTTGTGAGTATTTCTAACGTGGGTATAGCC